AACGACCTAATGTTCCAAAAGGAAAGATAGTCAAAAGTACGACAACTTAAATAAAATAATAAGACAACATACATTAGCAAAGGAAGGGATAAAGATTCCCATAAAGAAATAACAAAAAAACCAACCTGATAGTTGGGAGGTGTTTGAAAGTATCAGCTTTCGTGTTACAATAAGGTCTTTCATCAGACAGTAACCACCTAAGGTTTCTCCTCACTTTTTATAACTTTTATATTTTAATTAAATTTTAAAAAATGAGTAAAACAAAAACAATAGAACTACAAGTTGATGATGTTTGGTTAGATATTGAATATGACTATACGGAAGAAGAACCAGAGGTAACTTACTATTCAGATGGTAGTGGGCATCCTGGCAGTCCTGCCAAAGTTGATATTTATAAAGTTAAAGCAGGAGGAGTTGATATTACAGAAATAATTTCTGATTATGTTTATGAAGAAATTGAAACAATGATTTATAAATTTTATGACGAAAACTATGCGACATAAAAAAATATTAAAGTTTTATCAGGAAACAACTCCTGAAGAAAAATGTCATTTTTTAAATATGATAGCAAAAAATATTTGTGTACCTGTACAAAAAGAAGATGGATGCCACGTGCTAGAATTAGACGAGGAAGTTCCTGTTTGTATGAATGGAACATTTTATCAAATTAACACAGAAGAATTATGAAAAAAACAATTAAAATAATAAGTGAGTTTTTATTTGTAGCAACGCTGTTCTTTTTATTTTGGTTATCTTTAGTTGTATATTATGGATAGAGATAATAAAAATATGGAGAACAAATATAAATTAATGGCTTGGTCATTAGTAGGGTTATTTATTACATTATTCTATATACTTTTCAGCCAATGATATATATTAATTACAGATTTAATAGCCAAAATGAAACAATAGATTCAGCTGAAACATTACAAGAAGCTACTGAATTATTAAGGGAATATCAACTAAGCGATAAATATGGAGAATACTGGATTAGTAGAAAAAAATGTAAAGATGATATTATTAATTGACGCTGATAGTTTAGTATTTGCGAGTTGCTATTCAGGTGGTGAAGAAAAATATTTTACAGAAATAGAAGATTCAAAAGCTAAATTTGATGAGCAACTGATGTCAATTGTAAATCGTTTAGAGGAAGATTTTGAGGTTAAAGAAGTTATAACTTTTAATGGTAGCAAAGGAAACTTTAGAAAAAAATTAAACCCAGCTTATAAAGCAAATAGAAAAAAACAAGAACTACCCCCTTTATTACATCCAATGCACGATTACGTTAAAGAGAATTATAATAGTGTTTATGGATATGGACTTGAAACAGACGACTTAGTAGCTAGGTATTGGACAGTATTATCAAACGAAATTGGTAGAGATAATGTTATGATAGTAAGCATTGATAAGGACTATAAACAATTTCCTTGCTTAATTTATAACTATCATTATAAGCATAAATGTATTTATGATATAAGTAAAGAAAGTGCACTTTACAATTTTTATGAGCAAATGATTATGGGAGATTCTATAGACAATGTAAATTATTTTTATGGAAAGGGGAGAGCTTTTGCTAAGAGTTATTATAAAGGATGTAAAACAAAATACCAATACACAAGAAAATTATTTGAATTATTTAAAAAAGAATATAAAAGTAAAGCAAGAGAAAAATACATTGAATGTTATAACTTGCTAAAATTAAGAACACAATGAATCCAACACCAACACAGATAGCAAACAAAATAGAGTTATTTACTGGTATAAAAATATTTGAGAACACAAGAAGAAAACCTGTAATTGAATTAAGGTCTTTATTGGTTTATTTGTTAAGAGAAAAATTAGGGATGCGATGGTTGAGTATTGCTTTGTTTTTTAAATCAAGAGGTAAACCAATACATCACGCTACATTAATATATAGCAACAAACAATATAGAATGTATAAAAAAACAAATTCTCATTTAAAAGAAATTGAAAAATTGTTTTCTTTTAAGTTTAATTTAACCTATGATGAAATTGATAAAATTCACTATCTTGAAAGTCAAGTAAAAAATCTCAAAGTAAAATTAGAAAATTGTTATGATACACCAAATAAAGATTAATAAAGTAAAAGCAAATCCAAACAATCCTAGACTAATAAAAGATTTTAAATTTAAAAAGTTAGTTCAAAGCATTAAAGATTTTCCTGAAATGTTAAAGTTGCGACCTATTGTAGTTAATAAAGATATGGTTGTGTTAGGTGGAAATATGAGGTTAAAAGCTTGTATAGATGCTGGACTAAAAGAAGTATGGGTAGCAAAGGCTTGGGAATTAACACCAGAACAAGAAAATGAATTTATAATAAAAGACAATTCTAATTTTGGAGAATGGGATTGGGATATTCTCGCAAACAGTTGGGATGCTGAACTATTAAAAGATTGGGGGATAGATGTGTGGATAAATAATGAAAATATAGAACATCCATCATTTGAAGAATTAACAGAAGAAAATGAAAATAAACCACCAACACTAAAAATAACTTTTCAAACTCCAAAAGATTTAGAAGATGCTGAACAAGAAATAAAAACCATCTTAGAAAAATATGAAAAAGCATATTATTCAGTTAGCTCTGGAGAATTGTGATTTTAAAAAAAGCATCATATAAAGCTTTACAATATGCTTGTATGAAGTTTCATTATGCTAAACGACTACCTGTAGCAAGAATATCGTATAGTGTTTTCAATAATAATAATGAGTGGTGTGGTGTAATATCGTATGGTTCAGGTGCAGGGAACACAGTAGCAAAAAATTTTGGTTTACCACAAGGGCAATGTTGTGAACTAGTAAGGGTAGCATTAAATGGAAAGCAAGAACAAACATCAAAAGCACTTGCTATATCACTTAGGTTATTAAAAAAGCAATGCCCATTATTAAAATTAGTATATTCGTATGCAGATGTTGACGAAAATCATTATGGTATTATATATCAAGCAACTAATTGGATTTATTTAGGACAAAGTGAGCCTTACTCTAATGGTGTTTTTATTAATGGAAAAAAGATGCATACAAGAAGTTTAACAAACAAAATGCCAAAAGGTGTTACAGCAAATATAAACAACATAAAAAAATATTTAGATATTAATGCTTATGAAACTTTTAGTTTAGGTAAAAGAAAATATGTAAAAATATTTGACAAAAACTTATTAAAAAAATATAATAAAATGAAAAAAAATTATCCTAAAAATGCGATAGAAGTGTAATGGTTGCACACCTAACATCCAGTTAGGAGGAGGAGTTCAATTCTACCCTATCGCTCAAATATTATGAAAAACGTTTTAGTCATACCGAATATTACATATAAAAAAGATTTATCAAAAGATAGTTTTGTTTATGTAATAAAGAACACAATTAATTACTTAAATAAAATTAGGAAAGACTTGTACTTTCATATTCCACTAACTTCGTTTTCAAAGCAATTAAATTTTGACAATGTCGCTCAGTACCCAATTAGCCTACCATCCTATCCAAACTCTATGAGGGGGCATTTTGTTTATGAACATTGGTTAAAAATAATAGATTGGAAAAACAAAGACATTGATTTGATTTATTCTCATTTACCTGAACACACAGTACAAGTTATAAATTTAATAGCAAATATAACTAATATAGGAGCACCACCAATTATAGGATATTGTCATTGGTTTGAAATAAAAGAAATAACAATGTATGATAAAACATATCTTTTAAATAATATTAATGGAATATTAGAAATGAACTATTGCGGAGTTAATACTGTTTATCAAAAAGAATTAGTAATAAATAATATAAAGTCAATTTATTCTAATGAAACAATAAATAGATTAAATAGCATTTTACAACCAACTTATTTAGGAATAGAAGATGAAAATGTAATAAATAGTGTAGAAAAAGGATATGATAAAATAATAGTATTCAACCATAGACCACAAGCATATAAGGACTATCCATTTTTTATAGAACTTATGGATGAGCTTTATAGTCAAAGACAGGATTTCAAAGTTTGGATACCTTTATTAGACAAATCTAACAAAAAATATATAATAACAAACAAATACAACAAACAAGGATACTATAATAAAATAAAAAAGTGTTGTTTTACTTTTGCTCCTAAACAAAAATATGGTGGGTGGAGTGTTTCTGCTACTGATAGTATGATGAATGGTTGTCCTGTTATTTTTCATAATGAAGGCTATTACAGGGAATTAGCCAAAGATAGTGGAGTATTTGCATCTACAAAAGAAGATTTAATAAAAATATTTAATAAAATGTTAGACACAGAGTATAGAAATGAAGTAGCAACAAAGCAATTAAATTTTTGTAAAACTAATATGTTATGGGGACAACGAATAAAACCAATAAATAATGAAATAAATAAAGCTTTATCATTAAATAAACCTGTAACAGAAAGAAGTAAAAGAGTGAAAGATATATTGGATTTTATAAAGCAAAACAAAAACACAACTAAACAACAAATATTAAAACACTTGGGTTGGGGTGTTAATATAAAATTTAGTGGATATAGAAATTTCTTATTACAAAATGGAGTTAAATGCACAATAAAAGAAATAAAAGGAAAAGGAGGGCAGAAAACTACGTTAGATATATATAATTATGGACAAAAGTAGACACATAAAAAAGGAAAGTATTTTAAAAGCTCTTGAACAAAGTTTAGGAGTTGTAACATTAGCTTGTAAGAAAGCAGATATACCTAGAAGCACATTTTATAAATGGATAAATGAAGATGAGGAGTTTGCTAAACAGGTTAAAGATATTGAAAATATCGCATTGGACTTTGCTGAAAGTCAATTACATACTCAAATATCTAATAACTCAACAGCAGCTACAATATTTTATTTAAAGACAAAAGGCAAGAAGCGTGGATACATAGAGCGACAAGAAATTACAGGAGTTGATGGAATGCCTAATAACTTTCAAATAGAAATCATTGATAAAACAGAAGATAAAGACTAGCATTGTTTATAAGCATCTTGTTAATAGTAAAAAGAAAATAATAGTTGAACAAGGAGGAACAAGGTCTGGAAAAACATACAACATACTTCTTTGGATAATATTTGAGTATTGTACCCATAACACAAATAAAATTATTACTATTTGTAGGAGGGCTTATCCTAGTTTAAGGGCTACAGTATTAAGGGATTTTTTAGAAATCTTACATAAAAACAATATGTATAGTGAGTTATTTCATAACAAATCCAATTCTGAATATAATCTCTTTGGAAATCTTATTGAGTTTATTGCTCTTGACCAATCACAAAAAATTAGAGGGCGTAAAAGAGATTTACTTTTCGTTAATGAAGCCAACGAATTATATTATGAAGATTGGCAACAGCTTATATTTAGAACACAAGAACGTATTGTAATTGACTTTAATCCATCTGATGAGTATCATTGGATTTATGACAAAGTAATTCCAAGAGATGATTGCGATTTTTATAAAACCACCTACTTAGACAACCCTTTTGTTGAGGATGCTATTAAACAAGAGATTGAAAGATTAAAAGAAACAGACGAACAATATTGGCAAATATATGGATTAGGTGAAAGGGCAGCAAGTCGCAGCACGATTTTTAAATATGTAGAAATCAATATAATACCTTATGATGCAAAGCTAATAGCTTATGGAATGGATTTTGGATACACTAATGACCCTACAACTTTGGTTTCTATATATACTCTTGAGCATAACCTTTATATTAAAGAACATTTATATAGAACTCAAATGACAACAAACGATATAAATAAATTTCTAAAAAAACAACTATTATCAAACAATCCTATTTATGCTGATAGTGCTGAACCTCGTTTGATAAATGAATTAAGAACAATGGGGCATAATATATTTCCAAGTATGAAAGGGCGAGATTCAGTTAGTGCAGGTATTGATTTACTTAAAAGATATAAACTCCATATATTATCTAGTTCAAATAATGCTATACAAGAATTTAGAAACTATAAATGGAAAGAGGACAAGTCAGGTAGGCTTACTAATGTTCCTGAAGATAAACATAACCATATTATTGACCCTTGTCGTTATGCAACTTATTCTATATTAAGTCGCCCAAACTTCGGAAAATACACCATACAATAAAACTTTATTAAATTTTTTGTTTATAATTAAGTAATTTTTATTATATTTGTACTATGGAATTACAAACAAGATGGACAGACAGTAGCTTTACAAAAATTAAAGACTATTGTGTAAAATTAGGGATTGACCCAAAAACAGGATGGGCAATATTAAAATATTTTAAGACAAAAAAACAAGCTGAAAATTATATCAAACAAAATGGAAAATAAAATAGAATTTGATTTGAATACTATGGGTTATATGGATATTGAATCTATGCACATAGTAATAAAAGCGTATCGAGATTTAGACTCTAATGAATATATAATGGATGGAGGAACTGGGTTTAATACTAATAGTGGTTATGTCTATATAGCTTTAGAAAATGGAATTTCAATAGCATCTTGCTTTGGGCAAAGTGTAGATTATATTGTTACTGATTATGATACAGGAGAAGAATATTTTTACGACACTTATGAAGAAGCAAATGATAAATTGTTAAATTTACAAAATGGATAAAATACAAAAACTACACGACTTAGAATATTATGCTAATATGCAACTTTGTACAACCCTTGTTCAAAAA